TGATATCTATGAAATGGGGTACACCTGGCGTAATCGCAGTCTGTTTGAGTCGGAATGGATTGTTTCCATGTTGACAGATGACCGGGCGGCTATTCGTGATGGGTGTGCTGTCCTAAAATCAAAGATTATCCAGCACGGGTCTCTGTGGGCGGGGGTTAAGGCATATAATGGTGCCGGACACCTGGCTGAGCGATATATGCAGGATGTGAGGTATCGTGTGAACAAATTAATTGATTGCGGGTACTGACCCTAAATAAAGACCAAAAAGCTGTACGATTTAATCCCTGATAAATAACCATGTTATCGGGGATTTTTTTATGCACATCACAGAACTATTAAACGAAAGCTTTAACAGCTCGTATAAATTTCGCCCGGTACGGGTGGGGTCCAGTCGCGAAGAGTACGTCATTCAGAGTGCCGCCATGCTGGATGGTGAGACGATCCTGTACATGACGTATATCATGCAGTCTTCAGCAATGGAGGTGCCGGAGCTCGCATTCTCTCGGGTAGAGGGAGATGAGGAGGAGATCGATACCACCATGGACTTTCAGGAAACCGGAGAGAACCCCATGAAACTGTTTTCTACTATCATGACGATTGCACAACGATCTCCAATGGTAATAGCCGGTGGTGGTTTCTGGTTTGAAGCCCATGACCGTAAGAAAGAACGTTTTTATTTGACCATGATGTCGCGATTCGGATATACGGTTGAACGTATGGGTGGCAGATATAAGGTGATGCTGTAATGAGAATCGAAGAGTTGATGGATGAAAGCTTTAATAGTACCTACCAGTATAAAACCATGATGCGCCATCCTAGCAGAGAAGAGTACCAGGTGATCAGCGATGAGATTAATTCCGAGTTTAGCTACACGATTGATATTTATACGGACTCGGGGGACGCTGAACTCGTGTTCAAACGAGTGAGCCGATCGGGTGATTATGAAATAGGTACCACAAACGATTCAGCCATAACCGGAGTGAATGCCGTCAAGCTACTCTCTACGGTCATCAAAATAGCAGGTGAATCAAAGATTATAAAAACAACCGGAAGCTTCATATTCAGTAGTAATGATGCGAAGAAAGTTGCCTTGTATATCTCGATTGTTAAACGAATGGGGTATAGAGTAATTGATGGTGGGTCATCATTCCGTGGATATAAGGTTATTATGAAATGAAGGATCTGGAAAAACTACTTAAATTCATATGGAATATTATTATTAATCGCATAGCGGTATTAATTGTGGCAGGTGTGCTGGCGTCAGTCGGTATTGATTTATGGAGTCATAGTGGCGATGATCGTATAGAGATAAATACCAACGAAGAGATACTTAATCAGGAGCCCACTAATGGCAGTAACTAAAAACGAATTCTTCGATCGAATCATTGCCTCACTCAGTGGCGGGTTGGTTGATGTCGAACTGGGGGTAGAGGATATGGATGTCGCTTATAAGCTGGCCAAGCAGACCTATCTACAGCTCGGCAACGCTAACCAGGAACGAGACTTCTACAGCTTGGCTGTTACTGCCGGAACTTTGGAATATACGCTGACTATGCCTTCAGGCGATCCGGAGATCCTATCGATATCTGCGGTGCTTCGTTCAAATGGCCTGGGAGGTAATGGGTACAGTGATCCTTTCGTACTCTCTGCGTACAACCAGATGTTCAGTCCGGATACGGGCAGTAGCAATTCCATGTGGATTATCTATGATCTCACCAAACAAATGCAGGATACTATCCGCCAATACACGGTTTATGAATCAGAGTGGGTGCATAACCGCCGGAAGAACTCCGTAAAGTTCCTCAAAGCCCCCCAGCAGGACGGAGTGTACTTACTCGACTGCTATCACACCCCAGCGGACGAATCGCTCTACGACGATCTGTGGGTCTTTAAATACACCCTGGCAGAAGCTAAGTGTATCCTGGGCAGAGCGTATCGGAAGTTTGGGTCGCTGGCCTCACCAACTGGAGAGACTCAGATAGACGGCAATGACCTGGTTACTGAAGGGAAAGAAGAGAAGCGAGAATTGGAAGAAGCCATAATGGATATGCAATATGGCGACGAAGATGCTATCGGTGTTTACTTCGGCTGAGTGGCGTCATACTTTTCTTGAGCCCGAGTTGTTGCTTTTTTAACAACAACTGTGGTGTACAGAAAAGCCATCGCAAAAAAGAACCACCCAGTAACCACCGCACCAACGTATAACATCCCAGCCGAGCTCACAATCATTATCAGCGGCATAATACGTGTCGTAAACAGTGGGCTGTATTTTCCTTGACTAGCGGACTCTAATAGAATATCCGCCATTTTCTCTATCACCTCGGCATCTCTCGACAGGTTTATCACAATTAAATTAATGAGTATAATAGCCCACCAGACCACGAAATATACAGGGATCAGCCATCCAGTGTACTCGATATGAAGCAGCCAGATACCGGACCATATAAATAATGCGTGAACGAAAAGTGCGTTTATGGTGTATTTGATCGCGGTCATATCCGATGTTTCCTTTATTTGGGTAAATAGTAGCGTTGATTATAAAGGACTCCACATGAAATTACAAGAACTAATCGAAGCATCCAAACCATATCTTCTGGACGGTGCTTTCTGGGTATCCCCGCAAGAGCAATTCCATGACGCAGGCAGGGATCTGCATATTGGGATGGTAATCAAGCAACCCAACCTATTCGGCATGACCCGTCAAACGATCGACCAAACCTACGAACGGTATGGAGAGAAAGTAAATCAGGAGGGCGATGCCAGGGAAGAGATTATGGTTAACCTGATGCGTCAGGGATGGATTCGTATTCGAAAATACAGGAACCACTACTCGGTTCAAGCCTATGCCCCTACCAATAGAGTAAACGACGCTATTGAAAGTGGGGTGAATCACTTGGTTAATAATGGGGTAGGTGGGAAGTATGCCAGTATTAATGACGACGTTAAGGTGAGCTACACCGGATCAGGATCCCCGAAAACACTGAGTGCCGGTGATATCCTGTCTGGTGGTCTCCACTCTTAATCAAAGACGAATGGCCGTCCTCTTATACGCGATAGGAACTCACCTACCTTACCGCCGGTGAATGTACCCACGATCTGTTCTCGGTTGTACGATGGGTCGGCCTCGGGCCGCTTTGTGGTCCCAATGAGTTTTGCCTGTTCGCCGTAAGGTTTGGACATAATGGAATCTTGGTCGCTGGCACGCCCCCAGTAAATTAAAGCAGCCTCCAGTTCACCGCCGTCATCACCTTCTACATCAATGTTCGCAACAAAGAAGCTCGATTCGTCGACCTCCTGGGCATCGGGGGTGCCATAGTTCTCAATAAACCCGCCCTGTACCGAAGTCACGCCAAACCCTCGTCGTTTGAGATCAATCATAATCTTACGATTCCATGCTTGGTTCTCGCTTCGGGTGCGGGTGCCACGGTAACCACTAATAGCGCCAACGGAATACCGTTCGGATGCATCTTGAATACGAGAGAGGGAAGACTCTTGTAATTTTTGTTTTATCTTCTCTACTATAGAAAACATGAAATATCCTTAAAAGTCAGCCCACTATTTAGTGCAGATGTCGAATAAAGCACCCTGGATTTCTGATGTACTGCTTCCGTGGTGCTTCCGAACAAACGCATCAACCCCTTCACCGGTTGGAATGAAGTGACGATACATGCGTTCAATGGTGTACTGGTTCGGCAACCCAATGGCCACCCGCTTATCTACCCTACCTGGCCGGATCAATGCCGGATCCAGTTTCTCCGGGTGATTAGTGGTCATTACAATAATCCTTCCTTCAACACTACACAAACCGTCCAACGAATTGAGAAGGCTGCTTAGGTTGAACTTTGGTGGAATAATAGATTCTTCTTTTTTATCCTGCTCCTTACGGTCACGCGACACACTAAACGAATCGATATCTTCAATAACCACCAACCCCTTCTTAGGTGCTGTTCGTATTGCATCAAGCAGATCATCCGCATCATGCAAGGCGTTGAGGTCCACCATGAAAACATCATAATCCAACTCAGACGCCAGGGCATGGATCAAACTGGTCTTCCCGGTACCGGGATCACCTTCAAGCAGATACCCTCTATGGTATGGAATGCCGTGTTTCGTATACCAGTCTTCACTGGATATGAAAGTTCTGATATCATTAAGCATATCTTCATTCTTACGGTCATTGTAGAATACACTATCCCATGCTCTTAGCTTACGCTTCGAGGCTATACTCCACCCATAATTGAATGAGAATATTTTGACAACATTCTCATGATCGATCCGACTGAAGCTATTGATGATTTCGGCCAGGTGCTCGTTGGATCGTCCGAGTGTACTGAGAGTAAAGATCTCTTTGATCTGGTTCTTTTCGGTTTGTAACTCCAGGTGGACCATGTAGGGGTGACGATTGTAGAAGAAGAAATGTTTGCCTACCCCTGGGTATACGTAGTACTCGGCTTCAGCGTCATCATCATGAATCATCCCCACTCGAAACGTGCGTAGACGGTTGGTTAACCCAGGTACCTCGGATAGCCACCGAGTTAAGTTAGTAAACGTCACATTGTCCTGGTTGGATACGGTGGTATTCACCGTCAATTGCCGTTTTGCTATATTGAAGATCCCCGAGAAGATTCCCCGGATCAGATACATAAAGGTACCCAATACAGATAACATGAGCATCCCCAAAACGATTTCATTCTGAAGAGCCATCTGAACCATTTCCGAATCAATACCAAACATGTATAAAATCTCCTTAATGAACTACTTTGGATCGTGGTGTTTCTTCATTGTCGTAGAATTCTGTTTCGACTGAAAAAGCACCTTCTTCCAATTCTTGTTCAGTGGCTTGTTCGATAGATTCTATCAGACTAGAGACCAGAGTTTCTAGCTCATCGGTATCGAGCTCATTGAACCGTTTAGTGACTATTTCTTCGTGATTGTCTTCCCGTATGACAATATGAGATTCGATCAAGGTATCACCATTATCGTCATTCAAAAAAAATGATACTCGGATAGAAGACATATCGTCGTAGATTACGAGAGTCAGTAAAACATCCCCTATAGCAGAGGTTTTCATTAACCTAAATTTGGACATATTGATATCACCTTAATGAGAAAAAGGATGGGGGTGAACCCATCCCTGTAAAAGTTGAATATTGATGGTATGGGTTGACTATATCGCCCAAGTGAGTTCGTCGGCCTTAGCCACCAAATTAGACCGAATGAGTTCTCGTACCTTCTTGCTTAAACGACGCTTCAGCGGAAAATCCGTACTTTCATCTCCAAGCACCCGAACAAACGCATCATTGATTCCTTCTCCGGGGGAGGTGTTGAGTTCAAACGCATGTTCGCGTTTATCGGCAATATCTCGTCCAGTCTTCTTGCAGTAGAGATCTTTCTGATTCACCAGCGCAAAAGATACTTGATAGTGGTGGGGTTGATCTGGCACATCGGTTGGCTCGTCCAGACGTTCGCACCGAAGAGTGATCCCCCCGGTTGGAGCTACGATGATGCCATGGTTCTTTATGAATTTTGCCATACGAAAATGGCGATAGAATACATGTGACATAAAATTTACCTTTAAGTAAAAGTTTTTCCTTTATGAATGATGGAAGGCATATCCTTATGCCTTATGGTTGGTTGTGATTACCGCTTGATACGGTCACGTAGACTACTGCGACCTAACCGTTCACGCGGAGACTTATCTTCTTGTGGTTCACTATTTTCACTGCCTTCAGAAGAGTCGTCGTCGTCGTCGGAAGAGTCATTATCATCGACCTTATCCGTTTCGTCAACTTTTTTCTGTTTTAGTCGATCGCCCACACTGGCTCGCAACTTATCGTTGCCGGATGCTCCACCACTCTGGTCACTTTTTGATGCAGAAGCTTTTTCTTGCATCTTCTCGACCTTAGCCACCCATTCTTCAACTTCTTCGGTTGTGGCCGGGTCAGGAATGATCCCACCGTCCAGAACATAAGGGTCAACCTGTGCATCTTCAAAAGCATTGAACATCTCAGCGAGTTGCGCTTCGGTATTGCGCTCGAAGAAACTGTTGTCGTATGAAGCCTGACCGCCTTTGTTTTCAGTCTTCTTGAATACAAACACTTCGCCAAACGGATCGTCAACCAATCCTTCGCGATAGTCAGATTTGATCTTTTCATATACCTTATACGGCAGGTAAACGATCCACATTTCGTTGTCACGAGCAGGATGATCTTCTGGGCGCTCTGGCAGTTCAAATGGCGCATCAACAACGACGCACTGTGCCACGTAGTAGTCTTTTGCCATCCACCGCTTACCTTCGTCCTTACTCACATCATTCATCAATGCGAAGCCTTTCTTGCAGGCCGGACATTCAACACCACTGGAATGGTAGATACAGTCTATAGTACCTGCACCTGGCATCTTAAGGTTAGGGCCGTGCTTTTTGAAGTAGCGGAAAAGGTTGCCATCTTCGTCAGGTTGGAAAATGACGCGAAGTTTCTCGCCAGTTTTCAGTTTGTAGTAAGGGAGGATTCGAATATCATCTTCGCGTCCGCCTGTATTTTCAGCGTCTTCGAAGTTTTTCTCAAGTAGTTCTTTCTTCATCTTTGTGCGTGATAGTGCCATGTTGTATTACCTCTATGTAAACTTAAGTAGTAGTTCGTAGTACTGTCCATTAGAAGACAGTTGAGTATTTAGGCGTAGATTTCTTCTTCTTCCAAGCTATGGTAATCAGAAATTACAATAACAGATAATTCGCCTACTTGCACCGTTGCGTGACCTTCGCAATCAATCTGAACGATCGCGGACTTATCCTTTGACCACATGGATGCCTGCTTCAGCACCCGCATGAAGGATTCTGATGGGAATACGGTTTCACCGGTATAGGGGTTGTTCGTGAACGTAACCTGGACAGGCTCCACAACGGTATCGTGTTTTCCTTTCTGGATTTCTATTTCGAAATCCTCACCATTCGATCCCCGCAAAGTTAACGTGCAATCATTGTCACTCAAAGAATTTTTCACCGACTGATGAGCTTTGTGCAAATGTTGCACGAACTCCTGAGTCAGCTCTAATGAGATCGCCGGGTCGAACTCCGGAATCTTTACTGGTACAGAACAGGAAGTGACCGAGGTTGTTCTTATCTCTGCCTTACGTCGACCGTGCTTCAGGCCGATGGAATAAACGAAGTCGTCCCGGATTCCGAAATCAACCTTCACCCTCCCCAAATCAGAGAACAAATCAACCCGGCTCAGCACACCAGCAATCGACTGGATGCCAATCCCTGCGTTGTACGGATGGCCCAGATGCTCAATGTCGCAATAGACCCCGATACAGTTACCGTCTCCACTTATTGCACGAACCACGGTTCGGTTTTCTTCATCGGTCTCAATACCACATTCTGCGGCACCTAGACCCTTCAGTATTTCAAGTACGTGTTTGAATCGTAAAAGATCCATAGTAGGTTCCCCCCTTAATTAACACGATATAGTATACACTCCCGTTACGCTCTGTCAACATTTTTACGTACAGATATGCTGATACATCGACGACATATCACGAACCACATGAAAATCCCGACCATCGTCGCCATCATTCCAATGTCCTGACGACGGACAATCATACTTGATTAGATACAGATTTTCAACACTACTGGCGAGTAAGTTTTTCTTCGAATCATCAACGAAGTAATCCGCCCATGCCAATGTACCCTTTCCAGTATCATGACCAGGCACTATACCATTCGACTTATCGTAACTGCTTTCATAGTCAATCCCAAAATCGACGAACGTGTAAGGTATCGCCCATGGATCATCATCCCCCTTCAATCGATACCGGGTCTTCATGGATCTGTCGATGAAGTTTTTCTTACTGTCCAGATGAGATAGAAAACACTTCGTCACGAAATATATATCGAACTTGGCCTGTAACATCGCCAGGATCGCAACATTTAGGGTGCTCATAGTAAGATCGTCGTAGAAATCTACACGATCAAAATACGGACCAATGTCGGCGGGTTGCATGGATCGTATCGCCGGATGATGGATGATCGTGTCATCAATGTCGATCGCCAGTCTAAGTCGTTCCATATGCCGCATTTCCATCCGCATAGAACGCAACCAATGACTTAGCGAACTCATAGAAGTCTTTTATCCTTCCATTGTTCAAATACGCTATTGATTGGTAGGTTGTGGTTAGCACCCGTCGCTCATACTGATAATCTTTAGGATCACCCCACCCATAGTACTTTTCAGGTTTTCCGATATACGATCGAGAATCGTTTTCAAAAGTACATCCCTTTCGATACAACTGAACGATAAGTAAATTGTCGGATACTATGTCGATTGGTTTTATTTCCTCCAGGAAACCACCATCACTGAACAAATTGACTCGGTTCTCGGCGATCTCTTGTGCCGCCATCTGTCCAAAGTAATCCTCGCCATAGAGTGGCTTAAGTATATCTTCGGATACCTTTATCATGGCCTGTCGCGGGGATAACCCTCCAAGCGATTCGCGTGGATTATTCTTCTCCTTCTCCGAGTAACATGACATGAAATCATTCATACGTAAATTGTAGTGATCGCACGTTGCAACGAACAACTGCTTCTTGAACTGGTGTCTTGCAATAATCCCTTCACCGAAATGATCATGCAATTTATTAACCACCATATCTTTTCCGGCGCTAGGGGGGCCATTGAAAATAATGGTAGTGGTTGGAATGGTTGGCATATCTATCTCCTATATCCGTCGAAACTCTTTCTTCATTTTTTGGTAATAGTGTCGCTCGCACGTATCGGCCAACCGGGTGACTCCTTTGTGGTCTCGCGTGTACTCTGAACGTTTTGTCATACGGTAGTTCCCGTCTTTATCTTTTGATGATTCGGACAAGGCTGATATAACCCCACGCATCGCTTTAACTCGTTTCTGGTTCATGGTTTTCTCCTGTTTGTTAGATATCCATTCTACTGTATGAGGGCGTCTGAGTCAACGGGTTTAAACTCCCATGAGCTCTTTTGCTCTGGTTTTTCTGCGTCCAGTCGGCGTAAGATCAACAGAATCAAGGTACGCATAGATCTTTTTATAGGCGCGACTCCACATTTTCTCGTAATCAATCACAACATCCCCCCACCACTCCGGATCATTCTGACTGTCAATAGGTATGCCGATCAAATTGAACTCCGGGTTCTTGGTGTAACTCAAATAAAACTTCTCTCCTGGGAGGATAATCTTATCTTTTTTTCCACACAGTTTGTTGTAATTTATAGCACCTTTTACGTGATAGGGAACCCCTTTCATCTTACCTCCGGATGCTCCAATTGCTTTCTGGTATTTGTATAAAGTCTTTGCTGGTTTTGGAACGCCTATCTCTTGAATGGGGAGTGTGAAGTATTCTTCCTTAAAGGCGTCAATGCGTTTCTCTATGTTGGAGATGTCGTCCCCTTCCACCAGGTGGATAAGTAGATCATACAGGAACTTCTTAACAGCAGGAGGGGTATCCGATTTCTTAACTTCCAACCCAGAGATCTTCCATTTATCTTTGCGTACACCCTCATTGTCTACTACGTGCATGATGTATCGCTTCTTGGTCATGAACAGTGACTTGTTGGATACTACTTCACGATCAGTCGCGATTACGTCTTTACGTGAGTCCGGACAATTGAATGCCAACCGGCAAAACTCGGGGAATGTGTCATTCGTTTCTCTGCCAATCATATCAGAAAAATCGACGAGATCTCCGACATCCGAATCAAAATATTCGACAATCTTATCGGGTATCTTGCAGTACGCACTGTCTGTATCACCAGCCACGATATAGTCCAGCTTCGTCTGAATAAACTTACCGGTGGTGTAGTCGAACAAACTAATGACGTTGGGAGTGTAGAAATCTTTGAAGTTTAGATCTGCTGGTTTCTCATTACTCATTTTCGATCATCTCCAAGTATTCTTCGAGTAGTGCATTGGCTTTATAAGCTTGATGCTTACTAACCATTTGCCCAGTTAGCGTAATCGATTTTGCTAAGTCAAGGTCAAATAGCCTGAAGTTCACATTACTGGTTGCACCGTATACGGAGTTGGCAAAAATCTTCAATACTTTCTGAACCAAATCATGAATCACATGAAGTTCGTTGTCGCCCGCTTTGGCATAGTCCGCAGACAGTTTTTTGTTCTTTTTACGTTCCATAAAGATTTCTTGGACGAACTCTGAAAGGATACCAAACGACCCATTAAACACACTTCCGTTGGCTGATATCGTGTACCCTTCTTCACGAATCACTTGCAGCAGATCTCCACCGCTACAGAATAACGCATCCCCCGTAAGGATATCCCGAACTTCGATCTCAGTGTCACTGCCGGTCATTACTCTTAAGTAGTCCTCATACCCATGCTTACACTGGAAGATGTATGTTTCTGGCGACAGACCAAGCATGATCATTACGGATGGATACAGTGCTGTTAGGTCGATAGATAATGTCCAGCCGTACCGTCCGACGATACTGTCATACACGATAGCACCCGGAAACTTTTCTTTGTCGTGGGGGGTCTTGTCCGGAAGTACATAGTTACCTTTCTTGCGGCAGAACTTAATCATTTTATGGTCAATGGGTTTTACTGAACCAACAATGTCAGCTACTCGCACACTCGCCATCCTTGAGATCAGAACCGCCAGGTCCATGATCTTCAACTTGTCGTCTAGTTTTTTCAGGAGCCGCGTATCATGCAACGAATACTCCGCGAACTTTTGTGGGTTTGCTTTTAACAATTCACCCAAGTCACCGTCATCATCGTACATAATCTTCTTGCCGACTCCTTCTATTTCACCCACAGCATCCAAACTGAAAGAAGGCTTCTCGCCGGGGATGAATTTTTTGTAGAGCTCCATCATATCAACATGATGTCTTCCGAACAAGGTCCACGATACAGCGTCCTGTTTATATTCATTGACGTACTCTCGCTTACGGGCCGGGATATTATCCCGACAGAACCAGGAGATCGCATCCTTTTTCGCCATAATCTTAAAAGCACGAGCCATCATATAGGGTAAGTCGAACCCGTTACCGAACCATGCAGTGAATATGTCGATATGTTCCAGGTGATCTTTGAAATTGATGAACAGCTCAAGCTCATCCTCATGCCAATAGATAGTAACCGGACACTCAGAATCATCCAGTGCTATCGTTCCCTTGTATCGTTCGGGGATGAACATCTTGTACTCATTGAGTGTTCTGTCATACAGTGACACAAAATTAACCTCCCCATGAGGATTTTCTGGAGTTGGATACCCCAGGCCATCCCCGAGATCAAAGTCAACCTCGATATCGTACAGGCCGAAGTTCATTGGGATGTCATCCCGGCAGTCCATGAACAAATCCTGTATCGCTTTATAGTTGGGGGGTACATCCGATTCACATATACCATTACGGAACGTAGCGAACTCTTTCATTTCATGACGATTCTCGAAGTTTACCTTCTTCATTCGATTGCCGTGCAGGTTAAAGTACTCTCCCTCTCCCGTGTTGTCAGGCATGAACAAGTAATAGAAGTCGGTAGCCGGTAAGTTCTCAACCGCCATCTCCCCGTTTGTGTCTCGGGTCCAGATGATCATATCTCCGTCATGCTCTACTGCGTCAATATAGTTGAACTCTATCAATATCCGACCTCCAAAAATTTTAGTCATAATACATGAATGTATAAATACAGTCAATATGCCAATGATACCTAATTCCTTACAAGCCGACCTGGTGGACATATACGATAATGAGAATCGTTCTCCTTCAGATTCAGCAAATCTATATGCCAGTGCGATCGTATCGCTGTGGGAGTCTGCTATTGCGCCCGGTGCCGGATCAGTGACGGCGGCTCCTGTCCGATCCATCATTCAGCAGGCGTGCGCCGATGCCTGGGGGCTTAATCAGATGTCCTCACTGCCTACTGCAATCGTCATAGCGACCGCTCTCAACAGCGCCCTGGCAGGTGTCATCGTCTCCGGGGGTGCTTACGGTGCAGGCCCATGTATTCCTCTTGGCCTGGGTGGACTCATGGCGGATTTGACTGATATTTACTCCCTGATAACAACCAACCCATCCGAGGCAGCTCAGAAAGAAGCTGCGGCCATCGTCAACTTCAGTAAGGCCACCCTATGTATCGGTTCTGGTGTCGGATCTCCCCCTGTACCACAAATAGGACCATTAACATAACATAAATACACGCACCCATGGAGGTCTCCCGTTGAGCCAGCTACAGATCGAACTAGACAAAATCGAAGAGAACCTACGGCTATTACCCTCTACGGTAAAGAAGTCGAGGATCCGTATTGCTCAAAAAGCGGCGATATTGTATGAGATCCTCAATGATGGAACTCGTGTGGATGGGTTAACTCTCCCATACTACGATTATATAAAACGGTATGGTCGGCAGCGGGCTCTCATCATTGAAGGATCCACCTCCAGGCTGAACCCCTATAACATTAACCCCCCGTCGGACTGGACCGGGAACTCCGAGGCATTTTCGTTTCCAACCAACGACAGCTTTATCTTCTATTGCTTTGATGACGACGGCATTCCCATCACCTTTGACAGTAACTCCATGTATTTAATTGCCACTGACCAGGGCGAATTGGCGGGTCGTTTTGCCATCGGATTGTTTCTTAGGGATCAGGCTGATCAAACCACCCCCGATTATACATTATCCCAAGTCACCGTCAGTGGTGTCGCTCATGACAGAGTGACCTTCGACACACCATTCGCCGAAGTCTTTACGATCGGACAGCAGTTCGGTTTGATGTCTGCTGGGGACAACATTGGTTATATTGAAGTGGGTGTCGAAGGTCTCACGCAAGACCCGACGTGGAATCCGTTCCAGGCGGTGGATTTGGACAACAGTTCGCAAGTGGATGCCTGGGTTTCTTCTATGATGATTTTGGGAGACGCCGACTTCATAACCATCGCAGGGGATGTGGTTGATGGTACTATTCCGGTTGATGATGTTCTATTGTCTTCCGATCCCAATATCCGATCCGCATCTAAAACACCCTATGCCAGTAACATCGAAGCGAGTCCATTTTTCCCGGCGCTGAATGCGGACGAATCAACTTGGCCAACGGACTTTGATACCATAGATGTCACCAACCGAAAGTTTTCGATTAATAATTCTAATCGATGGGTAGTATCTCCGCAGTTCCGATGGGAGAACAAGTTAATCACTGAAATTAGTTCGGTTGCCGATCCAAATTTAGAAGTTCTGCCATTTGTCCTATTGACAGATTCATACATCGATAACCTCCAGGCGATAACCATCTCATCTATTGATTGGCCCGTTGATGATCCTCCGAGAACTAGCTATTCGTTGAATTCGGGAGATGACAAGGTAGTTTTTTTGGACACCGATGGAACAACAGGGGTCGAACCGTGTACCTACAACTCAGTCACCGACGTGATTGCCGAGTACACCAACAACTTAGGCCCGTTACTTGATCTTATTCTTTCCGACGTCAGTGGTTTTTCTGACACGATCAGTAGTGCAAATGACAATGACGCGACTCAGTTCGAGGGGGTCGTCAATCAATTTAAAACGTTGATGAATAATGCCATCAGTTATCATAACTCGGTACTTTCTGGTACCCCTGTGTTTGATGGCACCATCCCTACATACAATCAATCAGCACTGAACTCATTCTTCAATTATGTGTCGAATAACATCAACGTATTTAAGAACCGTAAGACCGAGATCGAAACCATCATAGGGTCAGCGTCAGCAAGAACTGGGTATGTGGGAGAAGTTATAGGTTCGGTGGACGTCATTCTCAACAGATCATTCGGGGTTAACTACCAGGTCTATCGTGCTATAAAGTCCGCAGAGACAATCACCGACCTGGCTACCCTAACTCGTAAAAAGTACGACGGGCTGAACGGCTAAATACTAACAAAATAGGAATCCAATGAGCAGATTAATACGAAACAGACAATGGTCCGACATGGATCCACTTCTTCGCCTTGATTCTACGGGCGGAGTTTTGAAGCTGAAAGGTATAGATGCTCTGAGTCAATCTATCCGAAACATTCTCTCGACGATGAAATTTTCTCGTGTTCGAACTCAGATAGGAAGTGACTTGTTCAAGATCATACATAAGCCAGTCAACACAGAGACGGCTGAAGAGGTGAAACGTATTATCTCCAGCGCCATATCGCAATACGACAACAGAATAAAAAGTTTGCGGGTTGACGTCACTCCCTTTACCAACGAAAACTATTTCGAAGTGTCCATCAAGTTTCAAGAAGACGGATCACTTTCTTATGAAGAAATAATAACATTCCTCGACGGAAGGATTTCAGAATGACAGACTATACCAAATACGATTATAATGCACTGGTTGAACGAGCAACTGAACTTCTTAAAGATAAGAACGGGTGGGGCAATGCTTACGCTTCCACTACCGGCCAGGAGCTCATTCAATTGTTGGCGGATACCGCAGATCAGCTACACTATATGCTGGAGCGCAGGTCTCAAGAAATGTACATTGATACCGCCAGACTGGATACCTCTGTAATTGCCAGGGCATCTGAATTTGGGTATCGGCCACGAAGAGCTATAGGAGCCCGAGGTACGGTTCTGTTTGAATTGGTTGACAGTAACGGGGATGCGGTAGTTCCTGATGGTAATGTAATCATACCGCAAGAAACGTCGATGTTTTATGATGGCATAGAATTTATAACATTAGCTCAAGCAGAAATAAAGCCGCCCCAGACTTCTATCGAAATTGAAGTGGTTCAAGGAACCATCGTCGAATACGTTTTTGATCCCGCCGATCCCGAGAGTGAGCTTGCCCTAGAACGGTTTGTAACAATCGAAGATTTCCGTTACCTCGATGATAAGTTTTTCAGGGTCTTTGAGGGAACAGAAGAATATACTGATGTTATTTTTGGATCCGCCGATCTTGCTGCCATCGGCGCAGTATCCTTTGCTGAAAGCGGAGAGCGATATTACGATTTGCGCTACCCGATATCGGGGATGCGGGTTATTTTTGGTGATGCTGTATCTGGAACGATTCCTACATCACCCATTACTGTGCGCGCAATTGAAACTCAAGCAACTCAAATTGAAATCGTAAACACTTTGAATTTCACATTAGACACTACCACTGTTACGGATGATGTTGCCGTTATCCCGGCCAATGAGTATATCTATAGAATAACGAATAACAGCAACATCACCAATTCATTCGAGCCAGAGACAGTAGAAAGTATTCGACTCAATGCTACTTCATATATCAGAACTAACAACCGCGCTGTCTCTAGGGAGGACTATAGATTCTGGGTATTACAGGCAGGGATTGGTGGAATTATCGACGCGGAAGTTTTCGGAGAACAGGAAGTCGGAACTTTCTTATATAATGCTAACAACGTCTATATCAGCTATCTGACACTGGACGGAATGCCGTTATCCCCATCCGAAACAACCGAGCTCCGCAATTACATGTATCGTATTGCGGGTGTTACGGTTCATATGGTGTTTAAACCGGCTAACATCATTAAACTTGGATACGACATTCAGTTCAGGAGACACCCCAATCTCCAGATTTCTGATAGTGAACTGCATGACGTGATTCGTAGAGAGATGACTCGGCTGATAGGGGTCCAGACTGGATCTATTGGCAGTGAAGTTCAAAAATCAGACATAATAGACGAATTTTATCGTGCTCGAATCACTCGTAATGGTATCACTTACCGTATCATCGATTTCATGAACATCGAGCTAGATGGTTATTACGCCATAGAGTCCCCATTCACCACGAATGTTGTTACTGTTTCGGTAGATTCTGGTGCGACAATTAACGACACCGAAGAATTCGTTGTGGACGTCGATGGAACTCAATACTCGGTAATTGCAGACTCCGACACTCCAACCAGCATCGTCGCGAAGATGCGAGACAAAATATTTTTATCAGCCGCATTCAATATTACATTGAATGGTACTTCGATGAAGATAAAATCATTCGATCGAACTAAAACTTTTGCAGTTGATGTCTCTGGTGGTGATTTGAGTGGAATCACGTCAATCGACTATGTGATCATCATACCTCCAAGCACATTCATAAATTTATTACAAACAGATCTGTTTGTGCCTGGAAGCTTGTCCATAGTGGATGATGCTGGAACCGTGTACTACGAAGATGATGGTAGTGGTTTGTTGGTTGATTCTATTGGGTCCAATCAATCCGGCACCATCAACTACGTTACCGGGGAGATAGGAGTTCCTGTTGTTGCGGCTGGTAATTACTTCATAAAATTTAAACAAAACATTTTTGATAATTTTACTTCAAACGAAGACACCGCCATTGATGTCATTGATGCCAGGACTGATTATCTGAACGTTGGTGATCTTAAATTATCCACGATAACTTTGGTTTAAGGGGAGATATTACGTGTCAGTAAACACTTATAGCTTACCCAACTCCTGGACCTCAGCGCAGGCTGATGCCTATGAAAGTATCCAATACTTCCTGCCGGAAATCATGAAGTTGAAACTGCCCGAGTTTCAACGAGACACGGGTGCCCCGATCGACGGTTACGTACAGACTGCGGGAGAAATGTTCGATGAGATGCGAACTACTATCCGAGCGATGTCTGGGTATCTTAATTGGGCTGACGCTCCTTTAAGTAGGATTGATACACTTGGTAGCAGTTTTGGTATAGATTTCCCCCGTAACCTCAACGAAGAAACTCGCCGCACGGTTGTTCGTGATATCGTTAACATCTACAAGAAAAATGGTACTCCAGATACACTAAAATGGATCTTTAAAATAATCGGTTGGAACGTTGATCTTCAGTATGCATGGGTTAAAAACCCCGACGATTTACTCCAAGGTAAAGAAAGTATCAGATATAACGGTGAGTATGTTTATGATGGAAGCATCAGTTACGGAGAACTTACCCGAGCTGATCTCGACTCTATAACTTTTACAAAATTTGTGTATGGTAATGTTGTTGATGTCGATGAAGGAACATTTTTCTTTGGTCGTGATTATTTTGATGAAGACGATTTTACTACTGGAGATCCGACCCTATTCACCTACCAGCAAATTCCTATCCAGGGAGAAAGTTATCCGAATTTTCGGACAGAGCCAGGCGATCCCTATGTGGCATCCACTCCATACATCGTTCTGAGAGTAACAGAAGATGACTATCGTCTATTCACTGAAGACTACGTGGATCCCGAAACGGGTATCGCGTACTCCTACACCGACGGTGAACGATTCCAGATCGCCCAGGAACTGATCGACTATCTTCTTTTTGAACAGGGCAGACCAGTACAAGTTCGGGTTATCCTTATTTCTGTACAGCGCGATATCGATCAAGTTTTTCCAATATACGACTTTGATTATAACGAAGTATGGACAAACGCTCCTTACGTATTTGAAGATCTAGTCGATGAGGTATGGTCTACTTACGATGAGACTGTCCCGGTTACAATCGACATAGGCGACTCTGGGTTCAAAATAGGACCATATAGTCACCCGTATAGTGCATATACTGCACTATCTCAAGTCGTCATAAGCCCAACACAGCAGATACTTTCGGCAGTCGACATTGACACAGAAGAAAATATCCGGGTGTTTTTTGAGACTGGTGATACGGGCCTTAGTAGAGAATACACGATTCGAGCTAAAACATATCTCACCATATCTGTGCCTGCTGGCGTCACTATTGACGTTCAAACAGTATCATTGCGCGATGGCATCCAAACCTATTCCAGCTTTCAGACATTGAATGCAAGCACTACTTACACGGACGTTCTTATTGCACCAGCGGCAGACGAAGCATTCCATGGAATGCGTTTTGACATTACCGGTACAGTCGGTTCTGCGTTCTCGGCAGATGTCAGATATGAAGCATATGTATTATGATAAATAGATAGGTCAAACAAAGGTTAAACTAACAATGAAAAACACACTCGATCGATTGCATGGACACCTTAAAATCGAAACCATTAACAAAGAAACCGGCGCGGTCATTGACCTATTCGAAGATAAGAACCTATTTCTCGATCTAGGAAAGACTTCTGTAGTTCGTGGCATAGGTGACGTAACAACCAACTATTGTGTTGAGAACTTGCGTTTTGGTAACGACTTTGGTGACCCCGGATCATTTTCAATTTTTGTTCCAGAAGATGCCCAGTTGGGCTTTGATTCTGCTACTCAGGATGAAGTGTTTACGATAAGTCGACCCGCGCTACAAGCAACCTACCCCAATTTCGAAACCGTCGAGTTTTCTACTTTACTCGATGGTAATGAAATCTTGGATCAATACCCAGGAGAAGTTGATGTTAGATACACCTCAGTGGCACTCTACAATTTCTTAAATGACCCGATCGCATACCGGCGTTTCAGTATTCGCTCAATTTCTCGTCTCGTGTCCGTGAACGTAACCTGGTCGCTCAGCTTTGAGGAACCCGTCTAATGACTAATGCAGTGAAAAGCGCAATCGACTACATCGTAACCGCAGACGCGGTAGAGGAAGCCACCGAAAAAGACCTTGCCGACAGTATAGAAGATAACCTTGATCGGTTATTTTCGGCAGTCAATGCGTTCGATGTAACGCTTGACGGCGGCGTCCGATACATCACCACGCCTTATGGAATTGGGTGTGTAATCGGGACGTCTGTTGTGTCTGGTGCTTCCGGAACATTGAACATCAATCCATTTTTCAATTCGATCGTTGGAGTGCAGTTGTCGCAGGAGGGTACGACTGCTGGAAGCACGTCATTCGCTATCTCCGACGCCGACACGCTGGTTTTATATCGAGGAAGCGGCAGTACAACTATCCATTTCACAATATACGGAACCATCGATACCCTAGTTGCGTAACCCATGAGTAATGAATATTTTGCCGATAAGGTTATCAAGAAACCAAATGATATCGAAGAGCTCACTGATGAACAGCATAAAGAGTTCATTAAATGCGCTCTCGATTTTAATTATTGGGCAAAAACTTACGCATGGGTTCAAGGTCAGCAAGGCGAATGTTTGTTCAATCCCCGCCCCTACCAATCAAGAATCATCAAGAAAATAGAGAACCACAACCACGTTATCGTCACGGCAGGTCGGCAGTCGGGTAAGTCCCAGATGGCTATCCTATACATTTTGCACCAGATGATTTTCTTTAAGAACTTCAAAGCGGGGGTCACCTCATATACACTCCAACCTAACCTTAAGGATCTCTCTTCACGTTTTAGATATGCCTACGAGAACCTTGTCTGGTGGATGAAACCGGCTGTTCGCGAATATAATCAATACGGTACCCGATTCTCCAATGGAAGCTCTGTAATCTTCCAGGTAAC